CGTTGGGAATTATGTACAAATTATGATGCTAAAAATCCTGATCATGTTCTTTTCAAGAAAGTTTATGATTTCAGATATTCAGCCTTAGTTTGCAAAACATTTGCACTCTCTAACGGTTTCCTATTTCAACAACAATTTACTACTAAGGAGGGTAAACCGTACATTATTGGTCAAAGTATTGATTTATTAAAACCTGGTGATACGGCAATTACCCCTTCAGGTAGTAAAATAACAATTGATAAGAATTCAAGTGATCAGCAAGCTTCTAAAATTATAATTTGTAAGCGTGTAGTTGGACAATATGTTGCAGACGAACACGAGCTTAAAGCCATGGGAGATGACACTTATGAAAGATTGGGAGTTCCTGGCACACAATATTATTTACATCCTGATAAATACAGGGAAGGTTTACTTTCTTTAGGAAGTATTCCTAAATATATTGATGTGCATAAATGGAGCGAAGGTTCTTTTTGTAGTCATAGTTTCCTTAGGCTCCCTGACCGTAATTTGTTTGTAGCTTTACCACTTAATTTTGATAAACATGTTTATTCAATTATGCGTATACAACCCACTTCAGTTTCTGTTCTAGCTGAAACTTTATCTTCGTACTTGTTAGAGTATGCTTTTGATAAAGATCATTATCAAGTTTTTGAAAATATTCTTAAAACCTTACCAAATTCTAAAGACTATCTTAAAAGCCTTGCACAAAACCAACGATATCATTTACTAGATGAGTCACCAACCTCAAAATGGGTCCCTGTTAAAGATCAATACTTTAAGGCACTCATTAGTGATGTAGTTGATGAAATTCCAATCAGAAATTTATTGCTGGTTGATTATTACAAGGAAGATGAGAAGAAAAAGATTGATAAGGATAAACTTAAATTAAAAGTTCCAATGAAGGAATCAACTTATCAGAATAAAATTAAAAACATTTGCTCTTGTCCTGTTCAACAAACTTGTTTGGTGGATGACTCTCATCGTGTTGCCGATGAATTAAATCTCAAAGAAAAAGTTTTCTTTACAAAGAAACTTTTGTCAGAACCAGAATTCATAGAACAGGAAATACAATATTATCAGTTCAAAGGAGAAATCATATATACAATTAAACTCATGGGTAAGAAAAAATTAAAATCCAATAAAGGAAAAACAGTAATAAAAATAACTACTCCAAAAGTTAAGGGTAGTGGTGCCTATAAAGTACCAAAAGCAAGTACCGTTCTTAAAACAGCCAGAAATCAAACACAATCTGGTTTTGTTAAAGGTAAAGGTGACTACTTTGGTGATTTATTAGGTGCTGCTGGCTCTAAATTAGGTGATTGGCTTTCTAGCAAAGCTAAAAACTTTTTTGGAATGGGGGATTATCAAGAAGATTCTTTACATTTAGATGATTCTAAAGTTGCTGCCAATAGCTTAACAGCAGGTACAGCAGTACCTACTATTAAGAATAAGGGTCAAGCCTTTATTTTTCGTCATAGAGAATATGTTAATGATGTTGTCCCTAGTGTTAATTTTTCATTAAATTCTTACCTTATTAATCCTGGTAATAATAAAACATTTCCATGGCTTACAGCTTTGGCTGCAGCTTTTGAAGAATATCAAATTATAGGCATGATTGCTGAATACAAACCACTAGTTAGTGCGGTTAGTCCAAACTCAATTGGTGCAGTTGTATTCGCAACTGAATATAATGTAAATAAACCAAATTTTACTTCTAAAATTGCTATGGAAAATTATGAATATGCAACAAGCTGTGCCCCGCATCATTCCATGATGCATGCTATTGAATGTGCTCCATCTGAAACCACCTTTACTCACCGTAATGTGTTATTAAGTGCTGTTCCTTCTGGGCAAGATGCTAGATTATACCATTGGGGAAATCTACAACTTGCTACTCAAGGACAAGCTAATTCCACCGGTGTAATTGGTGAATTTTGGATAACTTATGAAATAGCTTTTTATAAACCTTTATTTACGATTGGGGCTGGTTTAAATTTATTAACTGATCATTATTTTATTAGTTTCACAATACCTTCTAATACAAATCCTTGGCAAGGCCTTAATTTAGCTACGGCTAATGCAGGACTTAAGTCAACAAGTTTATTAGGAACAACTGTTACTAGTACAAATACTAATCTAACATTAACATTTCCCACTTCTATAACCATAGGTGAGTATTTAATTACAATAGGTGGTACACCAACCGCCAATTGGGGTGCAAATGCAGCCTGGGCTGGAGCTCCAAGTGTTATTAATGGTAGTTTAGTTCAAATGTTTAGTTATCAAGCTGGTACTGATTTAGCAACTTTCGATGGTGGTTATGCCGCCCTTGGAACAACTGCTACATTAATGTATCAATATGTAGTTCAGGTTAATGCTCCTGGTGCTACACAATGCACTACAAATTTTCCAATATTAGGAACAAGTGCTTTAACAAATACTGTTAACTGGGATTTTATAATAACTCAAATCAATGGAGGTATAACAACTTAAAAGCATAATTAGTTTATTGTAAATACAATTCTTACAAAACACGTAAGTACGTATGTTA